CACCAGCGACCCGCTCGGCCTCGACCTCGCCATGCTCGGTGAACGCATCGACCCGACGGTCGGCTGGAAGGTGATCCACTTCCCGTACATCCCGACCGCCGAGAACCTCGCCCGCTGGTGCTGGGACCAGCTCGCCGCGCCGATCGCCACCCGGTTCCGCGACGGGCTCACGCTCGCCGAGGTCGCCGTGTGGGAGACCCCTACCTCAGTCGCCTACTACACCGGGCCGGCAGCATGACCGCCGCCATCACCACTCTGCGCGTCGCCGAAGTGTTCGGCCCCACCTTTCAGGGCGAGGGACCGTCCGCGGGCACGCCGGCCATGTTCATCCGCCTATGGGGCTGCAACCTCGACTGTGGGTGGTGCGACACGCCGTACACCTGGGACACAACTGGGAGGCTCGGCGTGGCCTACGACCGAGCCACCGAGTCCACTGACATCACAGTGGACGACCTGGTTGACCGCATGGAGGACGTGCCGCTGGTCGTCATCACCGGCGGCGAACCGCTACTCCAGTCGAGCGCGCTGACCGTTCTGATCTTCGAGCTAGTGGAGGCCGGCTACCAGGTCGAGGTTGAGACCAACGGGACCCGACCGCCACTGGACCCCCTCGTCCCTGTCGACTACCGGATCAGCCCCAAGCTCGACCACGCCCGCACCACGCGTCAGGCCATCGACCCCGACCGGCTCGCCCTCTACTCAGACCGCGCTGGTGCCGTGTTGAAGTTCGTGGCGGTCACCCCCACCGACGTGAGTGCAGCGGCCAGCGTCGCTACTGCCGCAGGCTTCGAGCCCGACCGTGTATGGATCATGCCTGAGGGCCGCACCGCGTCTGCGGTCACCCGCACCTCACGCGCAATCGCGACAGCGACACTCGAGCACGGCTTCAACCTCACCACGCGGCTCCATGTCCTCTTGTGGGACGACCAGCGAGGAGTGTGATGACAAACCACACGCACATCACCTGGGCCGACGTTGACGACGCCGCCGAGCGGTTAGCTCAACGCTGGGCAGGTGCCCCCATCGACGCAGTGTTCGGCGTGCCCCGCGGTGGTCTCGTCCCTGCGCTTCTTGCGTCCAGGCTGCTGCACGTCCCGCTGAACGACGCTCCACCGACTGCGGCAACACGAGCGCGCGTGCTCGTCGTGGACGATCTCGCAGACTCAGGAGCCACTGCCGCCCGGTTCGCTCCCGGGCCGTTCGACGCCTTGTTCCGCAAGCCGGCAACACCGACGGAGATCGCCCCGGCGGCCGTGCAGCGAACCGGGTGGCTCGTATTCCCATGGGAGCAGCACGACGAGACTGCCGGCCCCACCGACGCCGTGCGCCGCATCCTGCAACACATCGGGGAGGACCCGAACCGCGACGGACTGCTCGACACTCCGAAACGAGTGGTCAAGGCGTTCACGGAGATGACGGTCGGCTACGCCCAGGACCCCGGAGACATCCTGTCCACCACGTTCGACGTGGACTGTGACGAGATGGTCGTCGTCACAGGCATCCGGTTCACGTCCCTCTGCGAGCACCACCTCCTCCCATTCATCGGTACTGCCACAGTGGCGTACATCCCCGGTCAGGTAGTGGGCCTGTCGAAACTCGCCCGGCTGGTCGAGTGCTACGCCCGCCGCTTGCAGGTGCAGGAACGGATGACGAACCAGATCGCTGACTCCATCGAGGAGCACCTCAACCCGCAGGGCGTCGGCGTCGTAGTGCGCGCGCACCACGCTTGCATGGGTTGTCGCGGTGTCCGCCAGCAGAACGCCGAGATGGTGACGTCTGCGCTGCGAGGGTTCATGCGCGACAAGGCCGACGCTCGAGCTGAGTTCCTGGCGCTGACCCGGGCCGCGACCGGATGAGCGGCAAAGAGGTGACCGCCGCCCGCGAGGGCCTCGGGGTAGGACCGGCGAAACCGAAGGGCGGCCGGCCGCGCACCAACAAGGAACGCGCCCACATCGACGCCCGACGCGTGCAGGTCGAACTCCTCGAGCTGGCCGGCGCGTCGATCGCTGAGATCGCCGAGACCCTCCAGGTGTCCCGCTCCACCGCATACGAGGACGTGAAAGCAGTCAGGGCTGCACGCCGCGCCGAGCTGGGCGGCGAACGCATCATGGAGGAACGAGACCTCGAGCTCACACGACTCGAACGGCTCCGACGCGTCAACGTGCGCGCCGCCGAGGCCGGCGACACACGCGCCGGGCAACTGCTCCTGTCGATCTCCGACAGGAAAGCGAAACTCCTCGGGCTCGACGCCCCGAAAGAAACCCGCGTCACAGGCGCAGGAGGCGGCCCGGTGCAGCTAGCGGGCCTCGGGGTCGGCGTGTCCAACGAAGACCTCGCCGACCTGCTCAAGAACCTCCCCGACCCAGACTGACCGGCAGTGGACCCCCGCACCGCTGGGCTGGTCCGTGCCGCTCACGCGTCACCTGCGGGCCTGGCGACTGTCGCGTCGCGTGGCCGGTGGCGGCCCTCCGCTCACCACATGGTGATGGAACGCGCCGCCCTGGACTGCATCGCGAACGCCGGCCGGCTCATCGTGTCCGTGTCCGTCCGGTCCGGGAAGACCGACTACTTCTCGCGCTGGTTGCCCGCCTGGTTCATCGGCACCCGGCCCGAGCAGCGGATCATCATGGGCTCACACGAAGCCGGGTTCGCTCACACGAACGGTCGGGTCGCGCGCGACATCCTGACTGAGTGGGGGCCGGGCGTGTTCGACGTCGAGGTGTCGCAGGCGTCGTCGGCTGCCGGCCGCTGGGACCTGCACGGTCAGCCGGGCGGCTTGTTCGCCGTCGGTGTGGGCGGCGCACCCATCGGGCGCGGCGCGGACCTGATCCTGGTGGATGACCCGATCAAGAACTTCGAGGCGGCGATGTCTCAGCAGCAGCGCGACCGCGTGAAGGACTGGTTCGCTGGCACGCTCCGGTCACGGCTCGAGCCGGGCGGAGCGATCATCGTGATCTGTTCCCGCTGGCATGAGGACGACCTGTCGGGCTGGCTGCTCGAGGAGTACCCGGGCGAGTGGACCGAGCTGCGTATCCCCGCCCTGTGCGACGACCCTGACAGCGACCCGCTCGGCCGCAACGCCGGCGACCCACTGTGGCCCGAGAAGGGCTGGACACGCGACGAGCTGGAACGCACCCGCCGAGAGGTGACATCACGGTTTGGGGAGGTCGTGTGGAACGCGCAGTACCAGCAGCGGCCGTCGACGCTGGGCGGCACCCTGTTCCTGTCGGACAAGTGGTCGTGGTGCGAACCCGAACAGGTGCCCGACGGGCTGCGCCTCGTCCGGGCGTGGGACCTGGCCGCTACACGCGGCGACGGCGACTGGACCGTCGGCGTGCTGGCCGGCCTTGCACCTGACGGCCGCACGTTCATCGTTGATGTGCGCCGCACCCAGTCCGGTCCTGACGAGGTGCTGACGCTGATCGCTGCGACCGCTGAGGCCGACGGCAGGCAGGTGCCGGTGCATGTCCCGCAGGACCCAGGGCAGGCAGGCAAGGCGCAGGCGGCAGCGATCACGCGGCACCTCGCCGGCCACCGGGTCGTCACGGCTCCGGTGTCGGGCGACAAGCAGACGAGGGCGTGGCCGCTCGCAGCGCAGCAGCGCGCAGGGAACGTGACGCTGGTGCGGGCCGGGTGGGCCGCCGGGTTCACGGCTGAGTTGGAGGCGTTCCCGAACGGCCGCCACGACGATCAGGTGGACGCCGCCGCCCTGGCGTTCGAGGCGTTGACCGCGACCCGCGGCGGGCTGCGAGTCCGCTGAACCTCCCGTTCCGTCTAGGGGTGGCACACACTGCTCGCATGATGTGTATACTGGTGGAGTACCCACATAACAGGAGGAGCGCACGATGCGTACCAAGGACATCATTACCGGCCAGATCGTCGAGACCAGGTTCACCACCCGCACCTGGAACCGCACCGAGCCCGCCACCGAACGGCGCGGCATCGTCCTCGACGCCACCCTCGTCCCCGCCTGGGCCGACGGCATCCCCGTCGCCGTCGAGTACGTCGACCACCGCTCGACCGGCCCGGTGTGGCGCTGCGAGTTCCTGAAGCCGCAGCAGATCATCCGGCCCTGGGCCGAGGTCGAGCAGCAGCAGGCCGACGCCGCCGCCAAGGCCAAGCGCGACGCCGCCAGCCGCGAGGCCGACCGCATCGCCCGCCAGCAGGCGTTCCGCGCCGAGTACGGCGACAAGGTGGACGCCCTCACCGCCTGCCTCGGCCAGTTCGCCCACGTCCGTGAGAACCCGTGGGGCGACGCCCCGCTCACCGTCAGCTTCGGCAACCTGCCGCTCGGCCGGTTCGTCCGCCTGATGATCGCCGCCGCTGCTGCACACCCGGCCCTGGTCGAGCAGTTCCCGCGATCCACGCAGTTCGCCCGCCCGCTGCTCGCCGCCGCCGCCGGCCTGCCCATCCCCGACGCCGACGACGTGATCTACTCCGAGTCGTTCGAGGTCGACGAGGCCCTCATCGCTGCCGCCGAGGCCACCCGATGAGCTACCCCGACCCCATCCTGACCGTGAGCCGCGACGCCGGCACCGACGGGTTCGTCACGATGCTCCACTCGTTGCAGGACTTCACGTTCGACGTGTTCACCAAGCACGACGTGTGGCAAGGCGTCCTCGTCGAGGTGCTGGACCGTGGCCGCCAGGTGGCGCTGAACGTCGAGCACTTCGACCCCGACGCCACCCCCTCCACCCGGTACGAGCGGGTCGCCGTCATCAACGCCGCCGACATCACGGAAGTGAGGTTCCTGTGACCGCCACCGACGCCGCCCTGGTCGCGGCCGCCGTCGCGTTCCTCGACGTGTGCGGGCCTGCACTCGTCGACGCAGCCGGGTCGTTCACCTGCGACGAGGCCGACCAACTCCACGAGCTGTTCACCGTCTTCGGGCACACCGACCGGGCCGACGTGTTCCTGTCGGAGCACGCCGCAGCAGACGAGCACGGCGACCGCCACTACCTCCCCCCGGTGCCATGAACGGCCCGCGCATCACGATCCGGTCGCTCCGGGCTGGCACCGAGGAGGTGCTGCTCGAGGTCGACACAGACACAGACCTCACGGTGGAGGTGCTGCTCGACGGCCGGCCGGTCGCCGGGCTGGTCACGGACCCGTTCGACCACACAGGCAACCGCCACGGCGACCCGACGCTGGTGACGTGGGACGCGGCCGGGGAGGCGGTGACGGTGCTGCACCTGGGGGCCGGCGACCGCTGACGGGTCCGTCTAGCGGTAGTGGACACTCCACCCTCACCCGCCTGTATACTCAGGCCATACCCACACAACACGAGGAGCACGACATGACCAAGACCACGAAGCAGCAGACCAACGCCGAACGAATGGCCGGCCTGGTCGACAAGCTCACCGAACTCGCCACCACCACCGGCACCCTCCCCTGGGCCAAGCCGTGGACCGACACGTCGCAGTCCACGCCCCGCTCCGGTGTCACCGGCAAGGCGTACCGCGGCGTCAACCGCTGGTGGCTCGGAGCGCTCGGCGAAGCGATGTTCCCCGGCACCCCGAACGTGTGGGTGACCTACCGGCAGGCGCAGGCCGAAGGCGGCCAGGTCCGCAAGGGCGAGTCCTCCACGATCGCTGTCCTGTGGAAGTTCCTCGAGCGGGTCGACCCCGACACCGGCGAAACGAAGACGATCCCGATGCTCCGCACGTTCCCCGTGTTCCACTGGACGCAGTGTGACTGGACCGACGGCGAACCGAAGGTCGTCACGAAGGTCCGGGCCGCAGCGGTCCGCAACGAAGACCTCGACCCGCACGGCGACGCCGACCGCACCATCAAGGGCTACCTCGCCGCCGGCGGCCCGTCGTTCGCAGAGGGCGGTGACCGCGCCTTCTACTCGCCGCAGACCGACCACGTTCAGGTCCCCGAGCTGCACCAGTTCTCCACGATCGACGGCCGCTACCGCACCGTGTTCCACGAACTCGGCCACTCCACCGGGGCGTCCCACCGCCTCGACCGCGACCTCGTGACCGGGTTCGGCACCGAGCGGTACAGCCGTGAGGAGCTGGTCGCGGAGATGACCGCCGCCATGTGCTGCGACCGGGTCGGTCTCGACTCGCTCGACGGACACACCCAGTCCGCCGCCTACCTCCAGTCGTGGCTGAAGGCGCTCAAGGACGACCCGATGGCCCTCTCCTGGGCCGCGACCCGCGCCGAGCGGGCCACCGCCCTGATCTTCGGTGACACCGACGAGGAGGTGCAGGCGTGATGCGCCGGCTCACCAGCATCGACACCCACATCGTCGCTCAGCAGACCGCTGACCTGATCCGCCTCGACGACGGCACCATCACCGTTGAGTTCCACGACCCGGAGTGGTGCGTCGAGTCACCGTTCCCTGCGCCGTACGGCGACCTCTGGCACGCGACCGACGACCAGTGGGGCACCACCAGCGACGTGCCCCGCTGGGCCGGCGACCCCGACCTGCCGCCGTCCGTCGCTGACACGGTGGCCCTGGGCGACGTGCCCGACCTTCGCCGTGCCGTCGCCGCGCTCCGTGCAGTCGAAGCGATCGTCGCGATCCTCAGCGACCCCCAGGCTCCCGACTGGTCGGCCGACACCCTCGACGACGTGGCCTGGGAACTGCAACAGGCCGGGTTCGGCCCCGCCGCCGACACCTGGACCCACACCCCCCACAAGGAGCGCACCTGATGCCCGACTACACCGTCACGATCACGTTCCCGAAGATCGACGCAGCCGACCCCGAGACCGCAGCAGTGGTCGTCGCTGAGCTGCTCACCGAGGAACTCGACCCGTGGATGCTGACCATGGACGTCAACGACCACAAGACCGGCTGGGACTACACGGTGCGGCCCTCCACAGGTGTCGTCGCATGACCCGCAGCGTCAGGTTCCCGCTCGGCCCGCTCGAGGAACTCACCGACACGACCAGCAACGTCGACCTGGCCCGCTGCTGTGGCGTCAACCCTGACGTCATCTCACGGTGGCGGGCCGCCGGCGGAGTCCCCGAACGCACCGCCGACCGCATCGCGACACACCTGTCGCTGCACCCGGCGCTCATCTGGCCCGACTGGTGGACCGCCTACGACGACCACGCATCCTCGACGCCGGATGATGCGCCGCATAGACTGCACGCGCATGGGCGAGGCCCGGGGGACAGCCCCACTCCTCCCACCCTCGGCGGCACGGTTGCCCACACAGCAGCCGCCCCCGGGCCAGCCCACCACCAGGGGGTCACACGATGAAAT